CATCATGTTATATAAGTTTTTAGCGCCTTTGTAACGGTCTCCTTGACCCGTGGGATCTGCCCCACGAACGGCTTTAGCATTGTAAACAAATTCTCCGTCAGAAAGCATGGCAGGAATATCATCAGAACGTTCCGTTCCCGGACCTTCTACTAACATTTCACGTCGAGGGAAATCGGTGTTTTCCATGTACCCGCCGTCCGCAACGTACCGAGACGCAACAACCGGATTACCCGTATCATAACGGTATGGGTTTAGGTCCGCGACACGGTATTTGGAAGGGTCGGCTTGGAACAAGTCGTAACCTGTTTCTTGAGGAACAAATCCCGCCAAGTCTTCTCTTGTTGGATCGACCTGCTCTTCTTGGTCAAAAGCTCCCAGAGCAAGTGCACCAGCACCACCAAGGGCTAAAGTTGGTCCGTACTGTTGCAACAGGCTGGGAGTCGTTGCTTTTCCTGCCGCTGCTCCGGCTTTCATAATGGCTTCTTGTGCTGCATTGCTAGCCGTAGAACCTAGACTGGTTTGAATAGCAGTTTTTTTGGCTAACATTCCCGCAGTTTCTGCGGCATTTACTGCGTCGATGCCAGTTAAAATCTTACCACCCGTACCCGGAACGGTGTATTGAGCTTGTGCAAAAGGAGTGTACTGTCTCGCAGTATCTATAAAACTGGGGGCCTGAGCGACAGGGTTCATAGCTGCCGCTGTGGATTGGAGTGGAGCTGTGGACCCGCTTAATGTCTGACCAAACACGTTCGGTGGGTTCGGAGCGGGAGCACCATACGGAACGATGCCGGATGCATTTGCTGGCACATTGTAGGTTGGGTTAAGGACGTTCATGGACTTGGCGGCGACCGCATCAGCAGCCGCTGGGTCAAAGGAGAGTGTTGATGGTGTACTCATCACGGAAGTGGCGGGATCAAATGGATTTGCTGAAAAATTGACGGGAGCGTTTGAAACATATGAACCAGAGCCGCCAAAGGCTGTTAGGTCAGGCGGTGGTGCGGCCAGAGGGATTGCAGGGCTTACTGGACGTATACTTCCCAAGTACGAACTATTACCAACAAAACCCGGAGATTGAGCGGTTGCAGCGTCTCCGAATAAACTTCCATCAGTAGTAAAGGCTTCCATGAAATCACCACTACCTATAGAACCAAACTGAGTTGCAGAAGCATTTGCACTAGCTGCGGCTTCAGCACTACTACCTAACGCATAAGGCGACGCGGCTTGGTTATACCCTATAATGTCCCCCCCAGGGTTGTACACGGGAGTTGATCCTGTAAAGGAGCCTTGAAAGCTGTCACTAAAGTTGCCTTTTAAGGCACCCGATAGCGCTGCTGAACCTACTGCTAAACCACCGCTTATCAAGCCGGATTTAAGAGCATCTTTAAAGCTACCCCCGCCTATCAGGGTGCCTATCCCACTTCCCAAGAAGCTAGCTCCAAATGTCCCTGCACCGAACATGGGACCTAAAAAAGGAACACCAAAAGCCGCCGCTGCAATTGGAAGTATAATAGGAGCGGCCTTTTTCACTACCTTAACCACCGCCTTCACAGCTTTTTTTACCGCTCTGAAGATGCTTTTAAAGAAGAACTCAGGAAGTCCTGTATCTGGGTTTATGCTGTTAAGATTGTTACCGACAATGAATTCTTGCGGATCCATTCCCATCTCTTCCATCTGCTTAAAGAGGAGTTCTTTTACTTTAGGGTTCGCATTAAGAACCTCCATCGGAACAACCGTTTCACCTTCCGCAGCGTGAACAACGTAAATGTCTCCGTTCCGACCGTACTCCGCAAGCTTTTGAGCCTGCTCTTGCATTGAAGCAATACCTACCGGGGCAAGCTCGTAATCGGGGGAGGCGTCTGCAAAAGACTGCAAGCCTGTGTTAGCGGTGGTGTGGGTTTGCTGTAACATTAAGATAGCTCCAAAACATTTGCGAAGACCTGGATCTTAGAGGCCGTGGCACAATTTAAGATTAGCGTATCTCCGGTTTCCAGAACAAAAGGTCCTGTAAAAGACACGTCTGCGGTAGCAGAGGTAGAGGCTAGTGTAGCCAAAGTTACCTTCTGTAGAATTACCGTGGCCGAAGCAGAGCTATCGGTCACTTTACAAAATACCACAACAGATCCTGTATGGCTATTGTATAGATTAATATTCTTTACGAGAGCTTGCGTAGCCGCAGGGCACGTGTAAATGACCACGTCACCTGTAGCTCCGACTGTAGTAACTATATTGTTGTAAGAAGAAGCCATTAATTCATAAACCAGTTTATGCCGTTGGTGTCATCTTCTCCGCTAACAACAGAAGGAAACTCAATCCGCGTAAGCGCCATCTCCAAGTCTCTCAGAATACGAACAAACGTATCCGCATCATACTCGTCAGGAGCCATGGGCATACTGTGGTCTAGTAAAGTTGCCATTAACGTCTCCCATCCGGTCTTACGTCTAATCGCAAATCACCCAAGGTCCATGTTATGTCCGTGGTAGAGCTTTCAATTCTTAATGAAGCCTGCCTTGAGCGACTGCGTAAAAACGCTTGTTCTGTAGTTGATTGAATAGGGTTTGTAGAATTCGTCACCAGCGTATCCCCAGGATAGTTTCTGGTCTTCAACACATAGTTGACAGAAGCCTCTGCATCGCTGCTCGTAATGTCGATATCTGGTATTAGCCGACTTACAAACATAAACTGTTCTCCGTCCCCTAAATCAAAGTCCGCAGATTCGATGAACGAATTCATTGGAGAACCGTCGTCATCGTCGCCCCTCTCGTGGACATATACAAAGTTGGTACCACTAGAAACTCCACTAGCTCGTGGGTTGTTATGTATACCGTAGTCTACCCAAGCCGTTCTGGAAAGCGTACCTAGATCCCAAGTATTCTCAGTAAAGTTAAACTTAACATACCGATCTATTTCGGTAGCGTCCGCACTTGGATAGAACCAGAACACCTCATCAAACATCTTGTTCGACGCTGCAAAGCACTTAAAGCTCTGTTCAAGATTAATGTCATCAAATACGTAACGAAGTAGAGTACATGGAATAATCTGAACCCGGCCTGTGTATACGTAGAAGTTTTCTCGGTCCATCCAAAATACTTTGTCGCCAACCGTAGTCACCGCATTAGGGCCGATAATAGACACGTTGTTAGCTAGCATACTAAAACCAAACGTAAACGGAGGTCCGCTAAAACGCATCGCATGAAGAGACGTGTCCGTCCATATAAGCATTTCTTGACGTGTTTTCTGTGCCGATACAATCTCCGAACCGGAAGAAATACGTTGCGAACCCGCCGTGTTTGTAGCTGTAGGAGTCCAATCAGCAGGGTTTTCTTGGTCTGACCAACGAACCATTAGAAGGTCTTGAAAAGATTCCCCTAAAGCATTGCACCCAAAACAAACAACGTGGCGGTCAGTGCCGGATATCATAATTCTACGGGTAATTACAGGAGCATCTGACGCACCGGATAAAGAGGCAAGGTCCGTGGCCCGTGCTCCAAGGCCCAAGGACTTCTCCCAATAGTACGGGGTTCCGTCAAAAACATTAAATACAAGGTCTTCGCCCCAATTGTCTTGGCTCCATAAACGAATGTTGGATCCAGTGACGGCGGCAGTGCTGGAAGAATCACCCCACCCTACAAAGTCGTTGGCTTCTTTGACATTTGCAGCGTCGTCGTGAGCGGCTGCGGTTGTCCCGCGAGCACCCCTAACAACGCCTGCATTAATGGTGTGTGTAGACTTACCGGTATATTGGATTAATTCACTGTCTATTAACATTAAACCAACAAAAGTTACAGCGTCTCCGCTAGACGAAGTAGCCGCAGTCGTACCGTCGTCTCCGCGTACTATATCACCAAATATATTGTTAAGGTTAGTTCCGTACCGTATCTTTTCGCTACCAATTAGAAGAGTTCCTTTAGCCGGAAAACCGCTAGAATCCGCTACCGGAATAGAAGAACTTACAATTGTAAGGTTTGCACTCGTTGTTGTGGAAGCCGTCTCAAAGCTAGCCGCACTCGTCAATATAAACGAAGTTACGCTGGCGTTTATACCGCCACTATCGTTAAGTGTGGTCTGAGAGTATCCTGTCGTCAGACCTCCCCACAAACCCGCTCCAAAACCTGTCCCACTTACAACAGTGTTGAGACCCGTGTTAATTTGATAGTTGGCGAGAACGGAAGAACCACCCCCTGCGGTGTTTCCGCTTGAAGAAGTTCCTGCGGTTGTAATCGTGTAACTATTCGAGTCAATAGCAGTAAGTTGATGCTCTGTGTTTATTAAAGCAGCCGCGATTCCGTCCGTAGTAGTACCGCCGCTAAATGTAACAAAGTCACCCGTGACAGCTCCGTGTGAAGGTGCGGTGACCGTTATCACAGAAGAACCCGAGGCACCTGTTTTTAAAGGGTTAGAACCGAGCGTAAATGTAGACCGGATAGGCGTAATATCGTTGTATCCACCGCCCTCTTCAATATAAAACTTAGTCTGTGTCCCAACGCCCATGAATTTAGAGCCGTCGAGTGCAGCCCAAACGTGAAGAGAACGACCGGTTCCGTCTATAGTGTTACTGCTAAGACGTTCCCACCCGCCCATCTTTTCTGGACGTGCTTTACGAAAACGAATTAAGTTAGAGTCAAACCACCCGTTCTCGCTACCGTAAGACGTAGTCTCACGATTAACTCCAGCATTGAACTGTATCTTAGACAAAGGCATCCGAATTCCTAAAACTTTAGCTAATTAAGAATATAACATATAGTAGTTTAATTTTCTCACATTGTCATCCATAGCCGACGTTCTTCCGCTCTACGTCTGACCAATCCTGCAAGCACTCTGCCACCGGCTTTACGCCATTTAGGAAACTCATCCGCCGCGCCTTCGTAGTCTAGCCTGTTTGTCTTGGCTCGCAAAGTGGACGATTGTAAGCGGCCTGAGCCTAAATTGAAGGTGAACGACGCGAGCGCATCAAATTGGTTTTGAGTAAGTGGAGCTTTAATGAGCCGGGGAACAGCCGACTCAATGTGGTGCAACTCCATCTGGAGCAATCGCGTAGCGTCGTCTCTACTAATTGTGCGGCTATCCAGGCTAATCCTAGCGCCATCAAACCAACGAGTGCTACCAAAACCAATGGTAGGCACATTAGCAGGGCACAGGTACGGCTTGGCAGAGAAGCCTTCGTATTTCTTAATGATTTCAACACCGACTTCTCCTGTTTTCACGTCTGTTGCTTCCGATTAAAAGTGCGTGACCCAAACCAAAATGAAATTACTGCGGACCAAATGCCAATGATCTCATCAGACCACACAAGCGAATACATAGCATTGTCAATGTACCCGAACGCCAACAGCAACGTCAGCGCCATAAACTCAATAAACAAAAGATATGTAATGAACGGTCG